ATTGTTTCTGCAAATATACTAATTAATATAACATAAGGTTACATTTTTTTCAGTTTTTTTTTCTTTAAACTAAAAAACCCCTACCGAAGTAAGGGTTTCTCGTTAACAATTAACCTATCAATTATGAAAAAAGCATTGCAAATATACTATTTTAATTTCTTAGTGATATATCTACCTAAAACTTTTCCTACAAATCCCAATATCGGCTTTTGTGCATCGACTTTCACCTCGACTTTGTCATCCGTTTTTGTGACTTCAATATCTAAGTTCTTTGTATCTAAAGTAACTTTAGCGTTTTGTTCATCCTTATGAACTTCTAACGATGCGTCATTCACCTGAATTTCTACATCTACCTTTTTTTTCTTTGCCATTTTATGCTTCGTTTGTTGTTATTACTCCTTTTGCTTCTAAAAACACCTTTCGAACGTTTGCTGGTTGTGCAACTTTCCAAGCCGTTCTTCGTGCTTTAAATAATCTACTCTTTGCGATACGAGAAACGCTAACCGAGTTTCCCTGATTACCACCTAAAACGTGATAGTAGGTGTCGTCTTCACCTACATATATTCCTACGTGTCCACCACCTTTGCGTTTAAACGTCAATACATCGCCTAACATAGGTTCGCTTACTTCCGTTCCCCATTTCGCCCAATTCAACGCCCACAATGGTTTCTCTACTACGTCTAATCCTGCCATCTTTGCGCAGTAAGCTATATACAAACCACACCAAGCTATTTCATCGGCATTATATACACTCGCTAATTTAAGTTCTTTAGCCCACCCTAATATAATTGGATTATGTTCTTTGCCAACAATCTCTTTTACTCCAAGTTGTTTAACAGCTTGAACCAATATTCGTGGTGCTTTCTCTTCTTTTAGCCAATCGTAACTCATTCAACTTCGTTTAGTTCGTCTTTCGGTAAAACAGCAAAATTAGTAGTGTCAGAAATTTGTCTTGTAGCCGAGTTATTATTTTTGCCATAGCAGTCATATAAACGATGTTTTAATTCCTGCACTTCCGTGTGTGTGTAGAATAACCATAATGCAAGAACTCCCGTTGCTCCTTGCTTTTTAATAATTTCGAAAACTTTGTTTAAATCAATCACAGTATTAAAATTTGAGTATTATATCCGTTTCCATTTTCATAATTACAATGACCATCACAACACCCCGAACATCCGTGGCATTCAATCATAGGTCGTAAATCCGTGTCTTTATTTGTTTCAGAAATAAATTCAGGAAAAAGATTCTTATTTTTGATTAGGTATTTAATTAATCGTTGTTCAAAGAAGGCAGCCTTTTGTGCGTAGTGTTCCATTCCAAAAGCAACTTCATTACGACTTACGGAACTTGAAAAATCCCCATTTTGTAATTGTAAACCTTTGTTCTTTAGTTGGTATGTCAAACCGAAAACAGCATCTTCAGCACTTCTCCAGGCCACAATAGGTTGAATAAATTTGATTAGCGTTTCTTCGTCGTTTGTTGCTGTTTGTGTGTTATATACATTCAGCATATAATTAAAGAAAGTAGTTCCTAAGATTGGCATTACCCTTAATTGCGCTTGTGTAGCTATATATGGAGTCACGTCCGTAACGTCTACGTTTGCCGTTATAGGTGTGTTCGTCTTTAGGTAGTTTTCAGTTATAAAATAAAGCATTATGCAGGAGTTTCAGATTTAACAACAGGTGGTAAACTTGCCAAAGAACGAATTTCATCCGCAGTCATATTTTCTAACACCTTTGCAAGTAATTCAGGATTCAAAGAACTTAAACGTGTAGCTAATTTAGACGCTTCTTCGTCAACTTCAACAATCGTTTCGTTAATGATTTGAAAGTTATTAATAACTAACTCGCCTTTAACCTTTGCGATGTGTAGCAATTCGTTAAATATATCTTGTACGATTTCACGCAATGGTTTAACTACGTTTTTCTCAAATATCACATACGCTTGTTTGATATCCGAACCCGAACCCAAAGCACCCGTAGTTCTAACCCCCATTAGTATAGGGTCGATAGTGTGAGCGAAACATATCTGCTCCGTGTTTAACGCTGAAGCCTCTTGGAATAGTTTATCATTTGAATTCGTAGGTAAACTTTCAATCTTTGGCATTTGCTCGGGTGAGTTAGCAAAGAATGCAACGGCTTTTCCTGCGTTTTCCGCGCCTTTTAACTTGTCAATGGTACGTCTTAACACGTTCTTTTCCTCTTCGCTTTGTGGACGCTTAGGAAACATCATAGCAAAAGACGGAAAAACAGCGTTTTGAATATTTGATTTAGCTAAGTAACTAAGTTCACCACTTAAAAAAGCAAAGTTTAACGCGCTTGAATATTGTGGTAATGGATAATAGTCCTGTCCGATACACGGCAACTCGTAAATATATAATTGTTCGTAGTCTTTATTTAGTGGGTGATAGGGTGTAATTTCAAAAACATCTATTCTCGAAGCCCAATCTTCGCATATAAAGTACGTTTTCCCGTCTTTAGAGCGTCTTAATTTCTCGGGGGATAGGTTTTCTACTTTCGTTAACTTTCCTTTGTCTGAAAAGCATAATTTAAAGTATATTCTATTATGAATAATTAACTGCTTTGTTACAATCGGAGCGATTTTCTTTAGCTTAATCTTCTTTTCAAAAGCGTATAACTCTAATTTCTCTTCGTTCGTTAGCTTTTCCGTTTGAATTGTAAACCCTCCACCAATTACTGCATTCATTTTATAGTCAACAATTGCGCCGTGCAAAGGTGAACTATAATACATTTGGTTTAATGTTTCAGGATAAAGGTTATCTTGACCAAAAGGAATATAGCCAGCGACTTGATAGCGTCCATTTACATAAGGTAATGCAAGATTTGCACCGCCAATTTTATAAAAAGGTGTAGAAAAACTATGATAGCCCTCCACAACTTCAATATTCTTTTTTTCACTTTGCTTAAATATATCGTACCAAGCCATAATTAGTCATAAATTGAATTTACAATAGCACCCGAAACAACCATTCTACCTTCTTCAATTACCTCGCCTGTAGTGTCTTCAATGGATGTTGGTGGGATTAGTGATTCATAAACCGAGTATGAGTATTGTCCCTTCATTAATTCTACGTCTACGGGTTCATCTAACTCGAATTGATTAAACCTTTCGGGATAAGCTGAAATATCCGTTGTAGTGAATAAAATAGGTGTGCTTTCGGGATTCATTTCGTTTTGAAACACGAACAAATAATAAGGATTTGTAAGCGTACTAACCTCGCTTAGCGTTAACACTATATTATTTACTTCGTCTTTGTTTATGTATATCACAACTATATTAAGTTAGTTCGTCTTTTTGTTTAAAAAAAAAAGCACCCCGAAGGATGCTTCTACTGCTTGGAGAAATTGCGATTATATAACAGCCAATACCGCAGCTTCAGTAACCTCATAAGCCAAAAACTCGTTTTCAGCAGTCAAAGTAACTGAATACTTAGAACCATCCGCACGGGCAGTTCCTGAACCTTCAGCAGCCGCAGTCAACTGCATATAAGGGAAGTACCAATACTTTCCGTTAGCATCTTGAACGATAACAACTAAGTATTGTTGACCTGCTCCCAAAACTTTAATAGCCTGAGATTTTGATTGGTCACGTCTATGGAACATCAACGAAACGGTTTGAGTATAATAAGAAGATCCATTTACAAGGTCAATTGCAGCCTCTTCGGTGTACGAACCTGTGTTTCTTCTAATTTCAAACTCAGTAAAGTTTGTTGGTGTTACTAAGTTAATTTGGTCGATTGTCCACGTCAATGTTGGGTTTACATCTACGCTATCAATCTCATCTTGTTGGTTTATCCACACTTTGTAGATACCACCCGAATTGTTGTCACACGACTTTACAATTCCTTCTAATGCTTCACACGACATTTTTATATATTTTTTTTATGTTTTACAAAAAAGGGTGGCGTTTATTGCACCACCCTCGAACCTATTTATTAATTATCGATTAGTCAAAACAAGATGACCAAACAGCGATTTGAGAAGGGTTAGTATAAAAGAAACCAGCTTTTACATTCGCACGAGTACGGATATAAGGCTCAGCAACCGTATCAGTTAAGTTAACCGCTTTCAAAGCTTTAGAATCACCTTCAGCATCGAATGCATAAACTAAGTCATCTTTCAAAGAAGCTACGATTGTATTGTCAGGCATACCCTCACAAACAACAACTTTAATTCCTAAGTAAGTAGACTGCAATGGAGCAGAAACATAAGTTAAAGTGTTGCCAGAAGCAGCAGCAAGTTCGTAAGCAGCAGCAACGTTTGAAGAAACACGAATTCTTAAGTCAGCTTTTTTGAATCTAACTGAAGCAGGAAGACCATTTACAACGGTATTAAAAGTATCAAGTACGTTTGAAGAATCAACAGCACCACCACCTGTAAAAGCTAAGTTAGCGCTATCGCCACAAAACTTAACTAAGTAACCATCACACAAAGCTAAAAGCGGGTTTTCACTTGCCGTGTCACCTTGCCAACGGATTAATTCGATATCCTCTTCGATTTGCTTAGCCATTTCACCCCAATAGTAGTTCATAAAAGAAGCTACGGAGAAATCACCATTAGAACCTTGTGTCATTTGTAAAGCAACAAAAGACTGTTCTAAATCAAATTGACAAATTTGCGCCATCGCAGAAAATGCACAAACATCGATTTCAATAGCGTCCAAAGTATCAGTTGGAGCTTCGAAGTTACAAGTTGAAGCCTTAAGGATTGAACCGAAAGCTACATTTGCTAATTTAGTTTTTGATTTGATACCTGGCAATGCTCGGTATGTATCAGCTACGTCAGCTGTTAAATAAGCTCTTGAATAGAACTCGTTAGGGTTAGGACAAAGCAATGCGTTGTTTTCGATGTCCAAGTCAAATTTTAATTTTCTTTCCATTTTTGTTTTTATTTGATTTTTAGTTATTACTTAATTTGTTTAATGCGCTGAACTTTTCAGCAATACTCATTTTAACTTCAGACTTTAATTCGATTTCGTCTTCAGCTTTTTCTGCCAACATCTCTTCCATTTGAGTTCTTAAGTCAGCGATAATCTTTAATAGGTTGTTAACTTGCTCTTCTAATACAGGAGCAACAATAGCTAAAACAGCTTCAGCATCCGTAGCAACGTCAACCGCTATTTCTTCTTCTTTAACAACTTCTTCAAGTTCTTTGGGTTCTGGTTGCTCGTCGATAGGCTCAGTTTCAGTTGTTACTTCTTCTTCTACTACCGTGTCTTCCATAGCCACTTCTTCTTTAGGTGCGTCCTTAATCTCGATAA